CTCATCAGAAGGGAGTTTTTCCCCTCGACTAGCATAAGCTAATCGGTACATTTCAATAACAAAGTCACGAACTGCGTAACGATGGAGTGGTGAAACGGATCCGTCAAGATTTTTACAATCCCATGCGATAGTTTGGGGATTGTGTACTTGGGCAACATTCAACAATCGTCGGATCATGTGATCATAATCTTCAGATTCCAGATTGAGGCCCATAGCAACAGGACAATCATAGATAGAAGAGGTTTTTATTTTCGCGAATAGAGCTTGATGTATCATTCGCGAGAAAACCTGAAATTCAAGAGGAGCCATGGAAACAAAACGAGTTTTCTCTTTAGTCACGGAGACGAGTTCGTCTTTAAGAAATTGACCAAATTGAATTCTCGATATATCTCCACGAATCAAGTCATCTTTCAAGTTTTTCAGTTCATACGCAAAACGTGGTGACATTCGAAGTTCACCAGTGAGGTCATCTCGCCAGATAAAATCTTTCTTGCCTTTCTTAACATTAAAGGCACATCGTGGCAAGCCGGCAGATTTATTAAGATCCATAGGATTGGACCCTTCATAAAAGTGGCCCTCAATGGATTCCATCTCAGTTTTAAAGCGTAGATTAGTTGCGCGCAATTTTACAAACATATAGGTAGCAAGTTCTTTAGCGCGTTTAGATAGTTCAGAGGAATCTAGAAGAGGAGGATTCCTATTATATTTATTTAAGCCAACGGAGGCGAAATGAGGAGTTCCGTTAGCTATTTTTTCTCTCCAAATTTTGTTCAGGGCCAGAGGGGCAGGTTGAACTTCATTAGGCAAAACTTTATTATGAAGTGGAGAAGGAGAAAAATTAGATTTAGGTGGTGTCATTAGTGGTGGTGAATACATACCATCAAGCGGGACTGTTGATAATCTAGCAATAACATGATCATCATCAATAGGTGGTAAATCATTTTCAACAATTGATAAAGTTGAAACAGGACAGTCCATATTTGAGATATGATATTCAAGTTCTTCTTTAGTAACAGTAATAACACAGAAGCGGGACTGGTTCATATGTCCAATTCCTCGGGAGCGCATTCCTCCATAATGGCCAGAACCAACAAAGATTCCGACTATAGCTTTACTTGAAAGTTGAGGATCACAGTGGTATACTCCCGAACCAGACAAACCGGAATAAAAATCTTCAAGGTCTTCAGTTCTTCCAGTCACCATCATCTTAGTTGACATATGTGATTCAGAGGTTAGATCAACAGAACGAGGTACAAGTTTTCCATCAGAATTTACATCGTTATAAACAACTGGTAAGTTAAGCTCACCAGCTGGTTTAAGGCCGTCAAGAGCAGCAACAGGACGGTCAAAAGAATAAGCTCCGGTCTTTTCATCAATGCGCAATTTATTTGATGCCAGATAACAATCAATAGATGGAATTTGATTAGGCTCATTACCAATACGAGAAAGATCTTCTTGTGTAATAAAATGGTTCACAATATTACGAACATTTCTAGCACCAGGCAGTGAGATCAAGCATTTATCTCCTGATGAAAATTTACGGATGGTAGAAAGATCCAAAACCATATCATAGTAACGAGGTTGATCATTAATACGAAGCTTAGAGTCAAATAATCGGATATTTACTTTATCTTCTCCCCTTTCAAGGACAGGAACAAACAAGTGGTATGCGGTTAAGAAAATATCTCCTTGGATTCCAACAGATGTTCCACGGAATCTAACAGTTTTATTATCTCGTGACATTACTGCAAAAGGATATGTACAAGAAACAAGGAAGTCAGAGTAATCATAAGTATCTCGGACATTAGAGCCACCATCGTGAGCCAACCTAGCTCGGACAGGTTGATAAGCACGGTTTCGTTTTGATCCGGAACCTTGCTCATACATACGGAGCTCAATGGGTTCCTCTTCATCGGCAAGCGGCAAAAGCAAATTAGCCAAAGCAATAAGAACAACCCATACTCCAATATACATTACGAAACACTGAGTAAAATACAGAATTACTTTAACCAACATAGCAAGAGTTGAACTTAAGAAATTCCAGAAACAAAGCATAACACGACGGAATTTAGTTATTAGAGGTCCGTATTTATTATTATGCTCATGAACAAGTTTATAATAGTTATTCACTGCTTCTTTCACTTCCATAGTATTCTTCCCTTGCTGAGTTAAATTAACAAATTTAGCAAAAGATGTAGCAGGCACTCCCTGAACGGCATCATAGAAAGAAAGAAGACGTTCACGAGTTGTAGAATCAGAAGAAGTTGTAGCAAAGTTTATAATCCTCAGAGTTTTGCCATCATAGTGAGCTCTGAAAAACATTTTATTAGGAAGATAATCCACTGAAGGTGGAATATCAACAAAATCATCAGCAGGTACATCAGATAATGAACATGGAACCAAACCAACTACAGGAATGGTTGTAGGAACTGAACCTTTCACACAAGAAGTTACAATAATATCACTAACAGAAGTTTTCATAAAGCTATCTTGACAAGCTAAAGTTGGAACCCATGATGTACGATTGAATGGGCAAGTTTCTTCAGTCTCTTCGATAAGTTTTTCACCTTCTTCCATAGCTTTTAGGAAGTTGTAATCCTGAGCGTGGAACCACTCTTCTCCTGCTTGAACGCGCTTAATAAGGCGTAACACATTGGAGTGAGGGTTATCCATCCATTTAGTTAAAGAAGGATCCAACGGAAGTTTCTGAGTATCATCAGCCATTCTAGGTTTAACAGGAGTTTCTTCAGAAGGTAGGAGGTCATCAGATACATAGTTTGGAATGTTATAAGGTTTATAAAATTTATCACCAAGATCACGAAGGGTTTTTTCACAGATTTTAGAGAGTTCAATTCCCATATTAACATCAACTTCAGAGAATAGAGTTTCAAGTTCTTTAGATGATTGCGAGAAAAAGTTAGAAAGATCCTTATCAATTTCAGTGTCACGATAATTTTCAAGTTGGTATAATGACATACTTCTATGGAAATCGAGAACAGATTGAAGTTTGGTTCTAAAACCATGTTGGCCGCGTTCAATACCTCTTTGAGTTTCAGTGAGGCGATGAGCAATAGCAACGCGGGACATATATTGAGAAACCTCAACCCAGTCAAGACCTTCCAAAGGGATGGATTGTTTATGTCCAGTATCATCAGTATATTCGTGATTAATAATAGTATTCTGTTTCAAAGGGTCCATAATATCAAAGGTCATATGTGAAAGATAAGAATTTTTACAAGCGCGAATTTCAGTTTTAGATTTCTTTATTCTAACAAGAATATGGCGACGGCGCCACACTGCTTGATTACAGACAAGATTATCGGTTGTTGGGAACGGATTATTAGTACAACCAATAATAACTTTAGAAGTAAAGATTTCTCCTTTCTCTTCAAGATGGGCCATATTTAGCATTGATGGCACCCCAGAAAGATTACGCAGTAGGTCAGTAATATTAGGATCAAGAGTTGAAGCAAACATTTCATCCATAACAACAGTAGATTGGCCAGCATATCCATCCCAGTAGTTCATATTAGGATTTTGGTAATATGTAGATGGATTTTCCTTATACACGCGAGACATAACATAACGTGTGAGGTCAACAAAATTAGTTTTACCAATTCCGGCTCCTCCGGCAATATCAGCATCATCACCATAACATACAATTGTCATAGGGTCATATTTGCCAGCATGAATTTGCATCAAAGTTACAGTAGAAGTTAACATAGGTGTAAGACGTTTATACTCAACAGAAAAAGCTTGGCGGAGAGGTGCTTCTAAATCCATTCTATAGGAATTAATAGAGTTTCCTTGAGACATAAACCACATAAATTGGAAACCTAAATCAGGATGGGCAGAGACTAATTTTTTCCAGTTACTTTCTTGAAAAGCTCCAGAGGCATGGATCCAGCGGGTCACAGTATCAATCTTAGTTCGTTTAGACATATAATTTTCATTAACAGTCTCGCGAACGTAATCAGTAAAAACTTTAACCATAGAAACCATTCCAGTAAAGATCTTTGGGAATGTGGTGTAAGCTGCACCAGCAGTAGCAAAGAATTTAAGTGCAGCAAGAATTTTAGTTGTTAAATCTCCTTTCGCTTTAGTGCCAATAGCATAACCTCCAGCAGAGAGGGCGGCAAGAACAAGAGTTGACATAGTTTCAGGGGCCAACTTAGCGATTTGATCAACAATATAACATCCCCAAGAAATTGGTTTAGCCATAAAAGTGTCAAAGGAGTATTTAGACGGTGGTGGTTCAGTTTCAGTAGCGATCTTTTCTTCTTTCTTCAAAGCAACTTTATCCATAGAAGAGAAAACAGCATCAAATTTTCCTCTAACGGCCATAGCTTCCTCGGTTTTATCCTTAAACGCACAAATTATACAGCCGGAACAAGTATAGGAGA